CGTTGTTGTACGACCCCGCACCTTGAATCCGTGCAGCAAGTTCGTCCACCGCATTTCGCGACGCCACCCCCGCGCCCTGAATCCTATTTCCCATCGCGTTCACGCTGGCGTTCTGGTCTGCCATGAGAACCTGATTAACGAGCGAATCACGGGCGTTAATCAAGTCTGCAGCTTGCAGCCGGCGCCCTTGTGCCGCTTCGCTCGCTTGAAACGCAAGGTTCTGCCGACGAAGGTTTGCTTCTTCCGAGAGTCTTGTAAGAAGGTCTGCTCCACGGTCGGCCATTGCTGTGCCCATGCGTGCACCAAGGGAGCCCGCCTGTGCGTTGAGATCCAAAAGTGCACGTTCGCGCGTGCGTTCCTCGAGCGGTGCGAGCGCATCGAACATTGGCGTAGTGTCGAAGCGTGTGTTTCCTCGCACGATTTCATTCAGCGCCATTCCGTTAGTCGGGTCAAGCTGCGCTGTAATGGAATTGTAACCCCCGTTGCCGTTAATCATCTGCATCAGGGCGTCCTGAGAGGTGTTGAATCCCGTGCCGGAGATTTGGTTTGGGTTTGTGAGCCGACTAAAATCCAGATAACGATCGCCCATGCGCACGTTATTTGTCGTCCCCGTGGCGTTTGTCACGCCAGCCAGCATTGCTGTAATGGGATCGGGATTCGAGAGCTCCGTGTTAATCCACGAAGGAAGTCGTGTGCCACCTCCCTGCGCAGGATCAAACCGCGAGGTATCTACCGTCTGCCCAATCACGTCGTTAAAGTTCACCGGCGTGTTGGTAAACGTGGCGGGACCCTGCCCACGCATTGACCCCATGAGCTGCTCCAACCACTGCGAGCCAGTGCTCTGCTGCGGCGACATAAACGGCTGGCTCCACGCATCAATCTGCCCTCGTCGAGCAAGGGTATCGTTTCGTGCCTGCTGCGCCGCACGCTGCTGCCCACGGGCACCAAAGAGACTCCCCAATAGCGAGCTTCCAATACTCGCTGCCATCAGCATGGTCATCGGTTCTGGCATCGTTTCTCCTTAGTTAGCCACAACGAACCACGAGGTTCCGTTGCAGTACAACGTGCGGGTAGCCCATTGTGCAGTAAGAGTGAGAGTCGCAGCGCCGTCTACGGTTTCTGCACCGTTGGGATCAATCGTGAGTGTGTTTGCTGCAACCAGCTTTTTTACCGTGATGCGGCGGCCTGCGTGCAGCGAGGCGGGCGGAAGGGTCAAGGTAACATCGCCAGCGGTGGTTGTAACCAGATACGTCACATCGAGTCCCGCGAGCACTGCGGTCGTGCTTGCGGAGATTGCAATAAACCGCGGTTCAATTGCACCAAAATTCTGGTTTAAGTCAGTCACCAACTGCCGCAACACTTGCGCACTAAACTCTGCGCCCGCAATGAGTTTCCGAAACATTATAGTACGCCTTGAGCGTGCGAGCGCACGAGTCCGCGAAGCTGAACTTTCGAGATCTCAAGGCTTGGGTCGGTCCACCGAAACTGCGCCCCTGCACCCAGCCCAGTGTGCGTGAGTCCCAACTCAACTCCAGCGTCGGTCGCGGTGGATGGAATAGCTTTTGTGCTCACCGGAGCAAACTCACCTTGAGAGTTTGGAAGGTAAATCTCAAGACTTGGGTCGCCCCCCACTCGACGCATACGCACACGCTGCGTCTCAAACAGCGAGTTTACGTCCGGCGTATCACGGCGAAGGAACCCGTACATCGCTTCGACAGTTGTCCCGTCGATGTATGTGGGCGCAGTGTTTGCTTCTACGGCCAGAAGATTGTTACGAGAAATCACCGCGCGTTCTTGTCCAAGTGGTGGCTGGAGGCTTGCCCATGTACCAGAGAGCGTACTCCAGGTTGCCAGCACCGAGCTCCAGGTAATCCCGGAAAACTGCTCCGAGAATGCAACACCACGCTGCGCCACGTATCGATGCTTTAACCACCGATTGTAGCGGAGGTCGTACACCCACGTACCTTGGGGTGTATAGAGTTTGTAGCGCGCTGTAGTTTGTTCGTACGACGACCCATACGTCGAGAGAACGTTCGTCAACACTGGAAGTAGCTCCTCGTTAATCGGAGCACTCAGCAGTGTTGCTTGATTTCCATCAAATACGTACACTCCGGACTCACTAAGGTACACCACACCAGCGGGCGTAACCTGCACCGTGGGTTCTGCAATGCAACCTTGACCTAGCACTCGGGGCTCGAATTGCGTGGGCTCAAAGGGGTCTCCCGTCCGCCGTCCAATCCAGATTGACTTCTGACACAACGCCGCCAGAAGGTCGAAACCCATTGGTCGCAGCGCAATTAGCCGATCATCCGTTACTCGATTGTCAATCAGAAAAGTAACGCCGCTTCCCAGTCCAGTCCACTGCAAACCTTCGGCGTCGGCACTATGCGCCACTGCCAATGCCTGATACGTGGAGCCAAGCGTCGGGCCTCCGGCGTACACTCGAGCAGCAAAGTTTGCTAACGTCTTTGCCGGGGGGCTACTCGAGATAAGGTTAACAGTACCTGCGCCGCCAAATGCTCGGCGATAAATTCCAGTCGAACCGTTTGTAAAAAGAAAATTGTCGACGTTTGGAATTCCCACCCAACCATCACCCGCTGGCAAAGAGGCGTTGTACCATGTAGTTGGCCCGGTGCCCTTTACACCCAACCACGCACCATCGAACATTAAAAGCTCAACTTCAAAATCCAATGAGGTGTGCACGTGCATTGCACGAATGTTGCGCCCACTCATGGTTTCAATCACCAAATGTCCTGGCGCGCGCTTAATGCGATTTCGTTCCGTAATCACGAAATCGGCGCTTTGCTGCGTCAGCTCGGCTTCCTGATCCTGCTCCGCGTCTCGAAGATCAATGCCTCGCGCGAAGCCCGGAAAATCCACCGTGACGGCAGAAAGGCGCCCTGCCTGATCCTGTCCCAGGGGGCGCCCTATTCCCACAACTCCACGTCCGCTTGATGTGTTTCGAGCCATCCAAACGCCTTTCGGATCACGCTCGGACATTGTTACCTCGAGTAAAAACGTACGCGAATCATCCCGTCTTGTGCCGCACGAAGGGGGTCCCCTCCCCCTCCAAACCCCCATCGCCCAGGAGCGCCGCTCAAAGAGTCGCCCAACGCGCCGGCCCCATGTTGCGCGATGCAACATCCAATTCCTGCGTCCCATCGAGGCACGCCAACTTCTCCATAATTTGTCCCCGGCATCAGGACCACCCCACCCACGGTGGAAATATAGAACCACGTGGGAACGGATTTAAACCATGACCCCGCCTCCGCTGGAAGCGCCCGACTCACAAAGAAAAGCATGGTGTCGCTCAATGCAAACGGCACGCCGCGCAGAGAAATCCAAGCGCCGCTCGTGCCACGAATAAAAAGGTTGTTACGCCCTCCAGGTGCAATAGCATCCACGTCGAGTGTAGTAGCACCCCCCGGCGCAGTTACTCGCATCTGCTGCTCCATTGGCAGTGTGAATGTAGTGTCAACCCGTACCGGGGGCTCTACAAGTCCACAGCCAATGAGCAGAAGGCAAAGTATAAGAATGCGAAACATTAGGCAATCCGGATGGCGTAATACGAGGTTCCACGAACTTCAGTGTCGTCACCGTATGCAGAGGCCGATGACGTAGCTCCTGCAAAAGCTTCAAGAGTAAACGTTTCGCTTGGCGCAGTTACGACAGCGGTCACACTAAGAGTAAGCTGCGAAACAAGCAAAAGGACGGCGTTTGCGGCGTCAGTTGATCGTCCAACAATTGTAGCAGCACCGTTACGAATGCGCGCCAAATTTTGAATCAGCCCCGCCGAGCTGTTGCTTGCAATTCCATTGTACGTTGCCACAATAAGCCAGGTGCCAGTAGTCAGTGCAAAACTGAGTACCGTAGTCCAAGTGTTAAGCGTTAGCACAAGTGTCGTTGCTCGTGAAGCTGACTGCACCGTCGGATTGCTGCTTGGCAATCCTGTAATTGTGCCCGAAAACGTGGGGTTGTTAAACGTCCCATTTGCGTGGGTTCCCCCAGTAAACGCAGGCGCCGTAATGGCGTAGCCACTCGGAAGAAGTCCAGCGCGTAGCGTCGGAGGATTCGTGTCCACGTTCACCATCAACGCGGCCAATCGCTCACGCACAGCGCTAGCTAGCTGCCGAATCCGTAGCGCTCCTTCGTCGATGTCATCATTATCGCCAGGAAGCGTAGTGCTCAGTGCTGTCGGGAAAGTCATCAGTAGCCTCTACGAGTCGAGCGTCGAAGTTCTTCTGCTGTACGAGGAATAAAAATCGCACCCACGGTCCCACGTTTCCGTTCGCCGCGTTCGTTTCTCCGCGAACGCACGTAACCCAGATACGTATTGTATAACTGCGCAGAAAGCTCAAACTCTCGTAGCGCACCCACCGCCTTCGAAACCGCCAACGTCAGCACCGCTTCGTTCCACTCCTCCGGATAAACCGGGTAATGAGAGTCGCTAGTCAGCCGAGCTGGACGTAGCATTACTTCTGCGCTCATACTATAGATCGCATCTGGAGTGCGCCATAGAACTAGCACATTGTCGGGACTAAGCGTAAACGCTGACGGTTTCGAATGAAGGTCGGAATCTTCCCTCCCCATTCGACGGTATTCAGCCATGTCCACTTTCTCAAGTGGGCCATCGTCGTCTACGTCCGGGTCGCCCACGGACGAGATCTTGACCACCTCCCGAATAGCGGAGGGTAGTGCGTACTGCGCCACTCCTGCTACCGTGCTCCATTCAATCGTGGCGTCCATCCACTCGAACTGCAACATAGAGCAGAGATCAAGATACGCCTCGTTGATATGCAAAGCGATTGCCGCCGGGTCAAGGTCTGTCCGACCTCCTGCCCTTCGAGCAACTTCGGTTCGCATTTCCGCGAGGTTCATCCATCCAGTTGTCGCCGGTCCAGCAGCAATTGGAGTTGTGATCGCCGTGCTATTTGCAGTAGCGCGGTTGATTACCGTAGAGGGCATGGGCTCACGAAAGCAGAAGTTCAGCCGAAAACTGCGGGGTTACACCCTCGGCGCAGCAGCGCACCAGCTCTCCGTCTAGATCGATGGGAAAATCGCCCTCGGACGTAAAGGTACGTCCAAGAACCGTGACGATCCCCTTCCCAAGGCCACGAAGCCGGAGAACCCACGGGCGATCACTTCGATGTACGTGAACCAAGGGTCCGCGACCCTCGCCCACTTTAAGTGTCAGTTTCGTAGCCATGAGAAGTAGATGTTGTACGATACAACGTCTGAAACCTACAGCCCCACTGCGGGATCGGCTACCAGATAGTAGACAATGTATGTCGTGGAACCGTTAGGCGCTGTGTTCGGCGTGTAAGTGCCGCGGCTGTCTGTCGTGGGCGAAGGATTCGCCGCCACGAAAACACCATTTGTCACCACGGTGCCTGCGGAAATCTCTCGAAACGCGCCACCTGCATCCGTGAGTGCAAACTGCAGACCCAGCGTGTTGCCCGTGCCCACCGTGACAGTGTTTGCCTGGAGACTCGCGGCACCCACCACCGTGATACTCGTAACTCGGGCAAACGCTCGCACGCCTACCGAAGTTCTCGAAGTACCAGTAGCAACCACACTCCAGTTTTCCGTGATAAGATTCCCGTACTCATCAAAGCCCGTAATCACTCCGTTGCAAGCAACAACAGACGTAGCATGAGTAACAGTCACCACCACATTCCGCGGCTGCGGAACAGCCCCAGTGCCGAGCGCCCCATCAGGCACAAACGTAACAGACCCAGCAGCACCCGGAAGTGCCACGCCAGTCTTAGCCAGAAGGAACGCGTTTGCGGAAGCTGCAGCTACGTTCGTAAACACCTGCCGGGCAATCTGGACCGGCTGCATATACGTCGTAGTGCGGTTTCCTGGCACGAACGGGCCAATCCGCAATGGGGCGGGTACGAGCCCGCCCCCGAACAGACTGCCCTGAACTCGCGACATGACTCAGCCTCCGGCTGAAGCGTACGTGTGGCGCCAGTCAGCAAACCCAACCGAGAGACGCATGCGAATCTTGTGGAACGTGGCGTCCGCGTTGTCGTCGTCCCACGTCTTGGTGTCCGGCATCTCGCGCCAGTAGAAACGGAGATCCACATCGCTGTTGTCACCAAGGAGATACCAAGCATCGGTATCCGTGAAGTACGGCGAAACGATCAGCTCAAGGTTTGCATCCTTGAGGACGTTCACGTCGTTGAGATTGGAGCCAGGGTACTGAATCGACTGCAGCAGTCGACGGGCGTTCATCTCGTTTTCCGGGTGCACCAGGAGCTTACGCGGCACCGACTCGATTGGCATACCACGCTCTTCCGTGATCGAGCCAAAGGACTGAATCGCTGCCTCAAGTGCGCCGGCGCTCAGGTCCGTGTCCGTGATCGGACGATTAGCCAGCGTTCCGTTGGTGCCCTGCACCGGGTGGTTCGTGGAGAACAGCGCCAGGTTATCACGCCCCGTGTAGCGCACGGTGCTGAAACCCAGGTTCAGCACATCATGACCCCAGAGTTCCGCGGTCCACCGGGCCGAACGACCCAGCATACCCGCAAGATCCATGATCACGCTGTACTGATCGTCGTCGCGAGACTCCTGGGAGAATGCAATTCCAAGAGCGTAGGTGCGGTGCACGAACCGCGACAGGCCCAGCTTGATGGGCTGATCGAGAATGTGCGTCCCGAGTTCGCCCTTTTCCTGCAGAACCCCAAGACCCGAAAGCCCATAATCCTCTTCATAGGCCTTCTTAGAGTCCTGGACATTGTTAAACATCCGATACTTTTCCGGCTTCTCAGTGTACCGCGTGACCGTCTTCATCACGAGGCCCGGAGCCAGCAGCATGGCGTAATCGCCACGTACGATAGGCATGGTTTCTAGTCCTCAGACGATGGCAACAGCGGCGGCAAGCAGAGAGACTTCGACGAGCGGCTGTGACAGCGGCGCAACATCGTAGCGGCGAACGAAACGAAACTGCATGACCGTGGTTTCGGTGAAGTCAACCCGCCACCGACCATCAGCCCCACGCACGCATCCAAACGTTCCTTCAGCAGGAGTGCCGACAAACTCAGCAATCAGCTTTAGGCCAGCGCGCGCAAGCGTTGCCTGGGCCTGACCCGGAGGAAACTCACGAGTACCAATGGGGAACTCGGCGCCCGACCCAGTGCCCACATCATGCAGCGCGAACGCGGCAATCGTGGAAGGGTCCGCACCAGCTTCGCGGAACGAACCGTCCGTATGGACGATAAGCGGAGCGCCTTCGTTGAAAGCGGTGCTGGACCAAGGACGCGACTGCGTCTCGGGCACCCCTTCAGCGATGGGCTTTACACGGAACGTCATTTTGCCCTCCTAGTTGTGGTTAGGACTCATCTTCATCCTCATCCGGATCTTTCACAAAAGTCCGAATGCCCTTCCTTTTGGCCTTCGCTTTGACTTCATTCGCAGGCTGCTTGGTGCGGCTAATCGCCTTGTCCTCGGCAAGCTGACGCCGCGCCTTATAAGCATCGACATCACATTGCATCAGCACCATGTCACCCACACGAATAGACGAGTCTCCAGCGTCGTCCACGGGTATGATGGGAACCACCCCATCTTCCCTCGACACAAGACGATACCCTCGCATCTTATGCCGAGCCACGCGCTGAGGCGTGGCATTAACCCAGCGGTAGTGCTTACCGGGGTCAATAGTCTCAGGATCCAGCCCAAGCACCGATTCGTTATCTCGGTGCTCTTGCACATCAACCACTGGCAGCTTAGAGCCACGTGCACTCGAGCGCTCAGCCATTGGCGTTTCCTCGCAGCATACGTTCCCAAGTGGTGTACTGCTCAACCGAGAGGCCCATCTTACGCGCCATTTCAGCTTTGGCACTATCTAGCGTTACGCCAGCCGGAGTCGAAGTACCGTTTGGCCGCGCAGGCTCCGTAAAGAACGTGGTGGGGGCGAAACGCGACGTGGGTTCCGGTGTAGGCGCGGGAGCGGGAGCGGGTGCCGCCGGTGCGGCAAGCTGCCCCGAGCGATACAGCCGACCAAGCACCGTGTTGTACGCAAACTCCCACGTGCGAGGATCTGCCAACGCCTCGTTAGACACACCCTGAAGCTGCTGAAGTACAGCGCCTTCAAACTGCGCGTACTGCGGATCACTCTGCGCTACCGTGTTTCGTGCAGCAACGATCGCATCACGCTGTGTCGCAGCCGTCACTGGCGCTACAGCGTTCTGCACTACTCGTTCGATGGTGTCAATTGGGTTTGACCAGAAATCCGACGCCGACGGCTTTTCGACCGGAGCTGGCGCTGGTGCGGCTGCTGGAACTGCAGGAGTGGGCATAGGCGCAGGAGCAGCGGCACTGTTTTGAAGATAAAAATTCCGCAGCTTTTTGTAATACTCCACCACCTGCTCTGCCGTAGCTCCTTGGAGTTCAGGCGGAAGTTCCGCGCCATTAAACACGTAGGGCTGCGGCGCAGGCGCAACAGGAGCCGGTGGAGCAACGGGCGGAGCACCTGCTGGAGCCATCGTCGGCGGAGGGGGCACTACGCCACTCATGGGAATCGGCGGAGCGGACATGCTTGGAACACCCTGGACGACGATCGGTGCAGGGACGGCTGGTGTAGGCGCAGCCGGAGCGGGCAGAAATCCGCCCATTGCAGGATGACTCACTGGTTTTTCCTCAACGAGGTGATGGTGCGCTCAAGGATTTCCAGGGCAAAAGTGAGCGCGCGAACTTTACCCTGTTCACGAAGAATCGTGTTGATGTCTACTGCGTTCTCACATTCCCTGCGGGCCACCGAAAGCTGGTGGAGCAACTCCGCCTGAAAGCATTGGAATCCCGGATGCACCTGCAAGGACTCCAAAACCTCCACCCATTCCGGGCCCTTGAGGTCCAGCAAACGGGGCAGGACCATTACCGCCTCCAAGTAGCTGCCCGTAGTCCACAACGAGGGCTTCTGCGTCCTGAATCCCGTAGGCATCGAGGATTCGGCGCATCATAGTGGTAGATGCGCGTAGCTGCTGGACAATCACAGCACGCATGGGTTCCGGAACCTGCGGGTTAAACAACTGCATGAACAGCGAAAGTGTCTCTTGATTATGCCGCTGGAGAAGCTGCATAATCAGAGTGTTCGTGCGAACTTCCACCTCTTTGTTCAGCGCCGCGCTTGTTGCCGTAACGTCCACGATAACACCCGCCCGAATTATATCAAGTGGGAAGTTTAGGACCTTTTGCACAAGCGCCCCGTCAGTTTCGCCCATCGCCAAATACACCTTCTGGCCCTGGCTAAACTGCTGGTAAAGCTCAAGAATCCGAGTGCCTGCTCCGCTTAGAGCGGTGCGAATTTCTCGCATGGTTTGGTCAAACCGCTTCTTTCCCTCGCGCAACTGACTCGCGGCGGTGGACGCAGCAGCGTACGATACATCCGGACCATCGCCACCCATGACAAAATCGTTAATCCCCGTGCGCTCACGGTGGTACGCAAGAGCAAGTTGCTCATCGTCAACGGTAGATTCAAGCGCACCCGTGGCCAAAGGAATGGCACCAAACTCGTCAGGCCGAGCTACGTGCAGAATGCGCCCAGGGAACAACGCCTCGTTTACGCCAATTTCTCCATCCTTTAGAGCCCAAAAGAGTGGCATCGTACGCACGGTGGCGGCATCAATACGCTGGTTGTGCATCGTGCTAACTTCTTCCTGCGCGTTAACCAGCATATCGCCAATGCCAATGCCATACAACCGCTTAGGCTGGCGGACGAACCGGCTAATGTCGTAGGGCGGCTCCTGACTAAAGTACGGGTTGTAGTCCAGACGCACGAGCGTATTGGTGGGCTCATGAATCGTTAGCACCAACGCGCAGGGATCTCCATCGCCCGTGATGTCCGCCTTAAGCCAGCACTCAAAAAGCTCGAGTCGCTCCCCTCGATAAGGGCGAAACTTATCCAGTGCTTCGAGCGCCCGCACCACGGGCGGACTATACTCACGTGCCCACGACTGCGTGATCCGTCCCCCGTCCGCGTACACACCCATTCGCACACGCTCTTGGTAGGTCTCCCAAGAAAGCATAACACGCTGTGCGACCCACTCGGAGTCTTTAATCGAGGTAGCCTGGGGATGAAAATACATATCCCACAAAGCTACGTGTTCCAGGATTGGATGATCGTGCAGCATGATTTTACTCTGCCGCTCGAAAATCGACACCTCGCCAGTGGGCGACGCAGTTTCACGGTACTCGTAAACTTTCTGCTCGTTGCGTACGTACCGAGTCTTGAGTACCCCAGTGCCAAGAAGCACCAGTTCTTTTACGAAGTCCGCCACTGCATCGTACGCCCCCAATTCATTGTGCTGCGCCCACTGCAGAAACTCTTGCATTCGTGGAGCTTCGAGCACCATGTCTGGACGAAGCGGCTTCACGGACCAAAGGTTTTCTTGACCAAACAAAAGCGCCATGATCCAAGCGTACACCTTATCTACGTCGGTCGCCACCACCGGCACGACGAGATTTGCACAGCCTTCGTACGGAAACGTCTTTTTTTCCTGTGCTGGCAAGTGCCGATACGCTTTCATCAGCTTTGTCCAATGCGCGTCGAGCCCGCTTCGTGCAGCGCGTACGTCGTTGATCTCCACACGCAGCCGCCGTACTAGCGCCTCCACAAGCGCAGGATTGTATTGCCCTTCTGGAATCATGTCAGTAGCCCGTGATGGGATTGCGAAGTCGCAGCATACGCTGCACGAGGGAACGGTTCTTTTTCAGTCGCTCAGGCTTCAGCGGTGTGCGCATCAGTGTCACAGCGTAGGCGAAACGATCAATGCGATCGTCGTTTTTCACGTTGGGGAAACTTTTGATCTGCTTTCGCAACACCTGCTGTTGCATGGGAATGTAGACTTTTCCGGCCCCGATCATGGGCTGAAGTAGTGTACGAATGCGAGTTTCTTTCTGCTGATTGTCCGGTCGCAGAGGTACAATCTGCGGGTACATCTTACGCTTCTTAAAATACTCCGTAAGAATAAACTCCCATTGCCCAGACACATCCTCGAGTCCTATCACCCTGGGGCGCCACCGGAGCCACATTTTTTCCACCTCTCGACACACCTGATCCGGCGAGGTACGGTCGCCCCAGTCCTCGAGCGAGAACATCGACCCATCGGTGTCGCAACCCACCACGCCTGCAGCAAACTCGTCCTTAGAAGTCTTTTTGCCTGCGTTGGCGTCGAGTGTCATCACACGGTCAAGCGATGCAGCGTTTACTACAAAATCCTCACCATTCTCTCGATAAAGAATATCGTCGTCTTTGTCGATCACAAACGTCCGGACTTTGTTGATGTCAAAATCTAGAATATTGCTCGACGTTGGATCGTTAAGGTACTGCGCTGCAAATCGCGCAGGTTCCTCTCGAGCAATGCGCTCCAGAAATTTGAGGCTCAACTTTGCAGGAAACACGCTTTGCCCGTCGGACGTATAGCATCCTTGATGATATACAGCAAGATCCTCACCATACATATCAATCACGTCTTGGTACAAATCGGTCTCACCCCACCGCGTGCCAGTCCACGTAATCACGGTGGCTTCCGGTCCCTCGGAGCTAATAATCAGCGGCTCGATGTTACGGTTCCATCGAATTGCGGAGAGTAGTTCTGCCTGCGACTCGTAGGCCTTAAGGCCAATTAAGTCGTCAAGGTCGAGATGCGTAAAATGCTTCGATGTAACAGCCGAGCCCACACCTGCTGGATACCACGTGGGTTCTTTGTAGATTCCTTTACGAACCACACTTGCGCCTTTGGTACTCCATTCCACACCGGCGCCTGCAAATTTCTCAGGCACAACATGAGGCCAGAAATACCGTAGGCGTGTGTTGCGCTCGAAGTGTCCTCGGATTTCTCCCAGGAAATCAACTGAGTTTTCCACTACCTCATTTGCGATGAGAATCCGTACCTCTGGATTCCGCACGGCTCGTCGGATGTTATTTGCCACGGTGTTCACGGAACTCTTAAGCGTTCCGCGGGGCATCAAGACCATCCGGCGCTTGTTATCCTCATCCTCGAGAAACGTGCACAACGGCTTATGCAACGGAGGATACAAGTCTTTCATTCCAAGAATGCCTTTGGCCATGAAAAACAAATCGTTCTCCGCACGACGGGCCAATAGCTCTCGATCCGTAGAATCGAGCGCCATTAGCTCCTCGTTGAGTTCAGCTCTCGTCGGTTCGCTCATTGGGATCTGGAGTAGGCACAGACTGAAGAACCTCAAATTCCGCGGGCATCTCCAACGACTCTTGGAGAGCTTGCCTCATAGACTGCAGCTCGTCGCCCCTAAGCCCACCAACTGTAAGCGTGGTGTTTTTCTCCACCTTTCTCGTCACACCGTACCCGGCGCGATCGAGGATGGAAAAAGCTGCCTTTAGCCGCGTCTCGTCGCGATCAGCAGTGTGCGCCAGCTCTGTGATAATTTCCACAGCATCCATTGCCACAGACTGAAACGCCTTCGAGACCTCGGCAGGAGCAAGTCCAGCCTCGGCGTAGAGCTCACGAAGCAAGTCCTGTCCGGCGGGCGAATTCAGTGCACGCCGAACAGTTTCCTTTGAACATTGGGTCATCTCCGCAATCTCTCGTATCGAGTAGCCTTGTACTCGCATGAGAAAGTACGGGATTTGGTGAGGTTTGATCTTTTGATCAAACCCCTCTACCCAATCCTTTGTTTCTATCTCCGGCACTGCTTGACACGCAATGGTTTTCAGGCGTGTAAAGAGCTTGGAATCCTGAATGTCGCTAGACGGTTCCGGAGCTGGAGGAGCAAAATCCTTTGGTTGAGGCAGCGGAAGCATCACGTATCCCCAATAGATGTTGTACGGAACAACATGGTTAAGTGCGGCGCCGGCGATAAAGGTACAACCACAGTCGGCGAAGAAGCAAAACATTTGGCGGCGGACTAATTACAGGTTCCTCCACGTCCGCCAGCGGGATTTCCGCGAGCGGGATATCTCCGAGAATCATCCGAGGCCTCCTGCGAGAATTGGTGTGTAGCCGGGACGCGTCGTGACGACGAAGGCGCCGAAGGTGTTGTCCATCATCGCCGGGGTCGCCCCGCCGAGCGGCGTGGGCGGCTGCCGCGCGTCCATCGGTACCGTGATGCGCTGGCCGGTGTAGGTGCCTTGCACCAGCGGCGAGCCGTTGGCCACGAAATCGAACACGTGGTAGATCGCGAACGGCGTCCCGAACGCCATCTGCATCGGGCCGAGGTCCACGAGGTGCGAGCTGGCGCCGCTCCAATTCCAGACGTGGAGATGGGCGCGGCCATCGGTGTAGCGGGACGGCCACACAAAGTGGCGGTCGGTGGGAGCGCCGATGGTGACGGTGCCGTTGGCTTCGTAGCCGAAGGACTGCCACTGCGCCTGCGTGTTGTTGTCGGGGCCGTAAAACGGGCTTTGCCCGCTAGACCACCGGAACAGGTGGTTGCGGTCATACGTGTGATCGCTGCGCAGTTGGCCGTTACGGAGGTACGAGAAAAACAACGGCGAGGTTCCACCCGTCGCACTGCGCCACGTAATCGTATTGTCAAACGCCGAGTAGCGATCCCCTACGTTCAGGAGCAAGCTGCCTTCCAGTATGTTACGCTCAATCAGCGTGTCGCGGGCGTCAAACCGTACCGCCGCCGGAGTGGCGCGAGGCATCGACCGAAACGAATTGGCAGCCAGCACGATGTCGCCACAATCGCCGTCCTGCGAATAGCACAGGATGTCGGGTTGCTCGTGTAGGAACCCGGCGTTCTCCCGTGCCGTGATGCCGGTGACATCGGCGTTGGTGCCAAACCACTGTTGCCCAGCGAAAAAGTTGCCGAATGCGATGTTGTTGCGGACCTGCTTCCGCCCGTTGGCGACTTGGTTCTGCAAGTACAGCCCGTGCCCGTATTTCCGCACGGGGTCCTCCACCCCGTTGTTGTAGACATAGCACTCGTCTACATGCACGCCGCCGCCCTGCACGCCACTGAACATGCCGTTGATGTTGTTGTGCAACCGGCATTGGATGTACCGCTGGCGCAGCCCGTTGGCGTTGACTCCGTACAGTGAGCGCGTCAGGCTCGTGTGCGTCGTCGGGTGAAACCGCGCCTCGGGTGTCAGATAGGCAAAGCCAATCCCCTGAAACCAGATGTCCGCCGCCGTCATGGACACTGGGGCGTCAATCGTGACGGCCCCTTCCTGGCGTGCCCGGTACAGAATCGGAGCGGCGGCGGTTCCGGCCTTGGTCCACGCGAGAGACGACGCCGACGTGTATACGCCGTCTTGCAGCACCACCACATCGCCGGGCTGCAAGACGGTGTTGCTTGACGACCGCGCCCACGCCAACGACCACGGGCTGTTTTGCGTGCCGGGGTTGGTATCGCTGCCGTTGGTGGCGACGAAGTACGTCGGCATCAGCTATGCCGCGCCCACACAATCACGGCATCGCCACCCTGCGAGGCCGGGGCGGTCGTGATGTCGGCCAACGCGCCGGAAATGCCCGTGTACCGAACAGAGGCCAAGCCGGGGAACTGGTTCTGAAACGGCGCCACGGTGCGGCGAATCGGCACCTTGTGAACCACTTGATTCGCCGCAAACCCCGACGTTTGCGAGACGTTCGCAGACCCCTGAGCGACGTTCCCGATCCAGTAAATGCCGGGCGTCAACGTCGCCACCGCCGTGACTTCAATCCACCGCGCCACGCCACCAAACGTGGTCACGGTGCCGCCATCCACGACGAGCGTAGATGGGCGCTCGTTTGCCGCATCGTGGTTCCAGATCCCAAACCGATGCACGGCGGACGCGTTGGTGTTGTCCACCGTTGACAGCCATGCGCCGAGCCGGTCAATCCCCAGCGTTTCGGCTACCATGATGGGGTATAGCTCCAACTGGTTCAGTGTGCGCGTTGCATTGGCCAGCCCCGTACACGCCTCGAGCGTCAGCAATGGCGCATACACGCCCGCCGACGCGTTGCGAAGGCCCGCCGCAAAGCTGTTGCCCCCCGCCGCCAGCAGCGTTTCGACTTCACTCGTAAACGCCGCCGTCACGACGTTCGCAATCGTCGCGCCTGCCGTGAACGCTTGGCCTGTCGTGCCTTCGCGGGCGCGCACCAGCGTCAGCGTGTTGCCGCTCACGTTCGTGATGTGCACGAGTTCGCGCGTCGCGCCCTGCCGAATCACCGCCGTCATCTCGTTGGCGACGCTCGGGCTGCCGAACACGGCGCCGTTATCGACCGTGACGGTCGTCGCGGTATCCGAGATGTTCGCGGTCAGCGTCGAAATGCCGTTATTGACCCACGTCCGTGACATGCTCTAGATCTCCGTAAGAAGAAAAGTTAAGGGCAACACTACACCCTTCTTGAATCTTTGTCGCTTTTTATACTTCCGATGCACATGCAAATTCAATGGCGTCGAGCCCCCAATATCCAGGAGCCGTTTCAGTGCGCCATCGATCTCCGTATTCAGCCGTCTCTTTCGGTCTCGAGACCTCTTCGCAAAATCTCGCATCGAAGATTCACCTCAGCCACTTCTTCGTTGTTCCACGACGGGTCCACCACAATCCTGACCCTCCCAGTGTAGCGATTTTTTGCCAGCGCACAAATAAACGTAGAGTCTCCCACTCCAAGCTCACTTCGAAGAATTCGCTGAGTCGTGGAAGGAAACGAATCCAACAGCGCGGCCTGTACGTCAAGCGTGTCAACTCGCAGTGAATCCACCGGAGGCGGCGGAGCATCCGGAGTCCGTAGAGTCGTCGTAGCACTCCGTACCGCGCCACTCACCCCTCGCCGAATAGACTGTATGTCCACCCGCACCGTCAACGAATCTCCTGCCGCTGGCATCTTCCACGTACTTGTATCGGCCCGGTCTGTGCGGAATCGAGGAATGCTGCCATTCCATCGCACAGAGTACGCGTCAGCACAACCTCGGTCGTCACACGGTCTTGACCATCGAGCAATCAGCCGCGCCGAATCTCCCACAATTTCCACCGCAATAGAAGGCATAGCCTTCGTTGCAGCATCAGCCGTGGAGCACCCCGCAAGGAACGGAAGAAGAAGGCAAAGGAAACGCATCATCGGCTCCTGGGGTTATCGCCCACCAACCAAAGAAGAAAACTATGCAGCTCACCAGCCGTGAGATCAATGTCGAATCGCACTCGAAACAACCCAAACACCTTTTGGTCCACCTTAAGGCGCTTAATCACTGTGTTTCGATCCCCTTCCTCGAACATCTCCCAGACAATTAGACGTACAAGATCTCGCCACGTGGGGCCAAATGCCACCCGGAGCAGCTCGCTCCTCGTGCCTTCGTAGGTATCAAGCGCCGCCATTGTCCTCCTCCTCCTGCTTCTTCGGTGGCAAAAGTCGCTCTTTAATCGCAGGAAGCAGCGAATCCCCCATCGATGAAAGCGCCAATGCCACAAGGAGAATGTAAAAAACCTCCCGGCCACTCAACTTATGCAGAAGCTCCGGGCTAAAAAGCGCCGCAATCCCGCCCATCGCAAGTCCAGTTGTCGTGATAGCCTTCATGTGCCTGGCTTCCTCCGTCGAGGGTCAGTGTTATATGTTCGTGTAGAATCCTGCATCGAGCGACCAACGGCACCGCTGATGGCGGTGCCCGTAGCTGCAACAGGGAACAAACTCCATAGATCCGTCATTTTTGCTCGAGACGGGTCCGTGATCACAAAATTAGAGTACTGCCGACTATATGGGTCGGCAGCTGCGTCACGAGTCAGATAACGATTGCCCACAATTCCCTTTGCACGAAGCGCCTCCATGATACTCCACTGATCTTGGTCGGTAATCATGGAGCGCATGGGGGCAAACTTATTGTTTGGGTTGTTACCTAAAAGCACTTCGTTGAGATAGTAGATGTTATCCCGGCCCGTGTGTCGAGGCTGTTGCGACTGCATCCAGGCGAGATGCTCTCCCAGTGGAGTTCCGGCGGCTGGAGTATTTCCAGGCACTGTGAACTCGTTCAGCGCGCCCATGATTCGCGCAGCGCCTTTTTGCTGGTCAATAGGACGCTGGAGATTGTAAAGCTCGTCGGGATTGGCAAAAAACTCGATGTTGTACGTGTTTTGGAGTTTCTTTGGCTGAGAATCTACAGTTCGGCTTTGCCGCGCCGTTTGCAGACTGTTTAGGCGCTCAAGCGTACTGCGAGTTGCCGACACCTGCATACGGTAGTCGGTCAGCTGCCGATTTAGACGCATTTCGTCTGGTGTAAACCACCGGCCATCCGCGGGCCTGCCAGTATTCAGAGTAGGCATAAGCGCCTCCCAATTTTCTGGGAGTGCTTTTTTCATCTCGTTGGTCTTTGCGAGTTCTTTAATGTATCGTTCACGCACCTCACCAATCAATTCATCGTAGTCAGCGTCGCTGTTATACGAAAGTCGATAGGTGTTTTCCATCCGTGAAACCATGTTTTTCTGCTGCTGCGTGCGCAAATAGCGATCCATCAGTGCAGTCGTCTCGCTCAAAGGCGCATTTAGCCCCACCGCTGTTCGGTAATCTGCCAAAGCCTCTCGGGACTCTTGCCGCAGACGCTGCATCGTAGGACCAATGTCATAGGTGCGCCCAAGATTCGGCAACCGGACAAGTGTTTGCTCCTCGCGCTGTGCAGTTTGATTCCGGTAAAAATTGGTCACGTCGGGCGCCTCCGTGGCGTAGAGTGCGCCGGTGCCTTGCCACTGATCGCCCATCCCAGTGGCTCTTTGCACCTTTCGCAACTCCAGCTCCGAAATCATAGCTGGAGTGGAATGCTGCACATCGAATTGCCGCACTTTTCCCTTCAAGGGATGCGGTGTTTGTGCATCTTGCCGAATGAGCGCCTGAAGTGCGGCTTTCGTCTTATCGAAACCAGAGCCACTGTTCTGTGGGTTAATCTTCGAGCGTGCAAACCACTCCA